GAACCGTGGCATCAACTTGTGGACAATTGAAACCGGCACGATTACTCTGGTTCAGGGACAAAACACTTATGCCCTACCGGACGACACCATTGATTTACTTGAGCATGTAATACGTACAGGTGCGAACGTAACCGCAACTCAAGCCGACTTAAGCATTACAAGGATTAGCGTTTCTACCTACGCTACGATTCCCAACAAGATCCAACAAGCCAGACCTATTCAGGTTTGGATTCAACGCTACAACGGTCAAACTTCGCCGACAGGGTTAACCCTAAGTAGTTCTATTACGGCTACTGATACAACAATCGCCCTGAATTCCGCAATTGGCCTGCCTGCCGCCGGGTTTGTGAAGATTGACAACGAGATCATTAACTACAGCTATATCTCTGGTAATACCCTATATAACTGTTTCCGTGGGCAGCAAAACACAACTGCCGCAAGTCATACAAGTACAACTGCTGTCTACTGGCAGCAAGTCCCCGCGATCACCGTTTGGCCCACCCCAGACAATGCACAGCCCTACCAATTTGTGTATTGGCGCTTGCGACGTACCCAAGACGCAGGTGGCGGTGTCAACATCATGGATGTGCCGTTTAGATTTATACCTTGTATGGCGGCTGGCTTGTCGTACTACATTGCCGCAAAGATTCCAACAGGCGCAGAGCGCATCCCATTCCTTAAGTCCCAGTATGACGAGGCGTGGGAGCTTGCAGCCTACGAAGATCATGAGAAGGCAGCTTTAAGACTTGTTCCCCGCCAAACCTACATTGGGAGGTAATTGTGGGTAATCGTTACGCCTCTGGCAAGAATGCAATTGCTGAGTGTGATCGGTGCGCGCAACGGTTTAAACTGAAGGTTCTGAAGACTGAAATCATAAAGACAAAACAATATAACTTATTGGTTTGTCCAGCTTGTTGGGATCCAGACCATCCTCAGTTGCAGTTGGGTATGTATCCTGTGGATGACCCGCAGGCTTTGAGGAATCCTAGACCCGACCGCAGTTATGTGATTTCAGGTTTATTGGCTGATGGCGAGTCGGGCGGTGGTAGCCGAATCTTTCAGTGGGGCTGGAATCCGGTTGGTGGTTCACAAGGTTCAGATGCAGCATTAACGCCAAATAACTTGGCATTATTGGTACAAATTGGTACAGTAACGGTAAGCGTAACTTAAGGAGTTAGCATGGCAAAAATGGAATCAGATGCAATGGATAAAAAGCAAGATATTGCCTTAATCAAAAAAGCATTTAAACAACACGATATGCAAGAGCACAAAGGCGGCAAGGGTACATCTTTGAAGTTGAAAAAAGGTGGCGTTGTTAAAATGCATAAAGGCGGCAAAACCAATGACGACATGATGAGCATGGGTCGCGGTATGGCTAAAGTAGCCAATCAAAAAACCGGCATGAAAGGTTAATCATGGCTAAATTCAGCGACAAACGGATGGGCAAAGAAGTTGGTAACGCTGCTGTTTATGCTGCGCCACACGATATGTCTGGCAAGGCTGTAGGTATTGAACCCAATCCCGGCAAAATGCCAAACCGCAGTAAAGCCGATACAGTCAACATGAGTATTGGAAACATCAGCAAAGCGGCTGGTGATGAGCCCATCAAAACCGACGGCATCAAAATTCGTGGTACTGGCGCAGCTACCAAAGGTTTAATGGCAAGAGGACCGATGGCTTAATATGAATTATGCTGCTCTTGTTAGCAACATAGAGGCTTATACCGAAAACACGGAGGCAGATTTTATTGCCAAAATTCCTGTGTTTGTGGGGCAGGCTGAGCAGCGCATTTATAACTCTGTTCAGTTTCCATCTATACGCAAAAACGTAACGGGTGTTGTATCTACAACTACACCATACCTTAGTGCTCCAAATGATTATCTTGCTTCATATTCTTTGGCAGTGGTAGATGCTGATGGCAACTATGAGTATTTGCTAAATAAAGATGTAAACTTTATCCGTCAGGCATATCCAAAAGCTTCCGATGTGGGATTACCTAAGTTTTATGCCTTGTTTGGACCCACCATTAGTGGAAGCACTATTACTACTGAATTATCTTTTATTCTTGGGCCAAAGCCAGACTCAAATTACACGGTTGAATTGCATTACTATTACTATCCAGAATCTATCGTTACAGCCGGTACAACTTGGCTAGGCGACAACTTTGATAGCGTTTTGCTTTATGGTTCTTTGGTTGAGGCATACACCTACATGAAGGGTGAAGCCGACATGATGTCGTTGTATAACCAAAAGTACATGGAAGCTCTTGCACTTGCAAAACGTTTGGGAGATGGCATGGAACGTCAAGATGCTTATCGTTCTGGACAATCTAGACAGCAGGTGACCTAATTGGCTTTTACAGGAAATTTTGCTACAAACACGTTCAAGATTGGCTTGCTTGACGGTGCGTTTAACTTTGATACTGGCACATCTCAAGTATTTAAGATCGCCCTTTACACCAACGCAGCCACATTAGATGCAAACACTACGGCTTACACAAGTGCGGGCGAGACATCTGGTGGCAACTATTCGGCGGGCGGACAGGTTTTAACTATCTCTCAAGTCCCAACAATAGGCAATCAAACGGGTATTGCCACAACATACTTGTCTTTTACAAACGCACAATGGACAGGAGCAATCACCGCAAGGGGCGCTCTAATCTATTTGGCTAACGGCACAACCAACCCGTCAATTTGTGTTTTAGATTTTGGCAATGACAAAACTAGCATCAATACATTTACCGTACAATTTCCAGCAATCACCAACACTTCAGCAATCATAAGGATTTCATAATGGCACTTATTACGACCACAAAAGGCGATATGGATGAATCTCTCCTTGAGAAAAAAGAAGGGTTCGTCGATAATGAAGACGAGTACACCACTTGGGTGGAGTATTGGTTAGACAATGAGTTAGTACATCGTTCTGCGCATGTTCAGCTTAAAAAGGCGCTTGTAATGGGCGCTACAACCGCATCTTTTGAATAAGGATTTATCATGGCAAATACCCAATCAATGTGTACGTCGTTTATGAGTGAGTTAATGACGGGAACACACAATTTCACAACTAGTACTGGCAATACTTTTAAAGCTGCTTTGTACTTAGCCACCGCAACAGTTGATGCTTCTACTACGGTATATTCATCGACCAACGAGGTAACAGGTACAAACTACACAGCAGGCGGTGTAACCGTTACAAATGGAACTTCTCCGACGTATGCCAACTCATCAGCAACTGCTGGTGTGGCGTATTGGACGCCCTCGGCCTCTATTTCTTATACAAGCGTGACCTTGTCAACAGCATTCAATGCTGTATTGATTTACAACTCTAGCGCTTCAAACAAGGCTGTTAGCGTTCATACATTTGGTAACCAGACCATCACAGCAGGCACGTTTACACTGACCATGCCTTCAAATACCACAACAACTGCGTTGCTTCGTTTAGCGACAACTTAATCAAAAGGAGGTAGTCCGTGGCAACTGCATGGGGCTACCAAAGTTGGGGTGATAACTCATGGGGCGGTCAACAGGACGCACTCACTGGCAACTCTGCGTCTGGTGAAGTTGGGACGGTTGCATACACAATCCCTGTAGCAATAACTGGGGTGCAAGCCACAGGTAACGTAGGGACAGTTTCTCTTGCCGATAGACAAATAGCTATAAGTGGTGTATCGGCATCTGGAAATACTGGCACGGTTGCCGTTTCCAATACTGAATCCGGCCTTGGTGTACAGGCTTCAGGCAATGTAGGAACAACTGGGGTTTCACAAACCATTGCCTTAAGTGGCGTACCGGCATCTGGAGCGGTAGGTTCTGTAGCTTTTTCACCGTCGATTACCTTGTCTGGAGTACAAGCCGCAGGTAATGTTGGCACAGTTGGTGTATCTGAACAAGAGGCAGGTGTCGGAGATGCTGCAAACGGATTTGTTGGGGATGTTTCCCCCGTACTGTCTATTGCCATCTCAGGTGTGGTGGCTAACGGTGATATTGGCACAGTAGTACCAAGACTTGTTATAAACGGTGTAGAAGCATCTGGTTCGATTGGGAATGTCGTAGTTGCAGAGCGTCAAATTGCCATTTCTGGTGTATTTGCTACTGGCTCAGTTGGTAATGTAGCCAAAGGTGAAATTGTATCGGGTCTTGGCGTTTCGGCTACTGGTGCAGTAGGTAGTGTAATTGGGCAAAAGCTAATTGCAATCACCGGCTCTCAGGCAATGGGCGCAATTGGCAGTGTTGGGGTTTTCTATTGGAGTTTGATTGACGATAGCGAAAACGCAAACTGGCAAAACATTGGTAATGCACAGACCCCAAGTTGGAGTTTAATAGATGACAACCAGTCAGTAAGCTGGCAGAATATAGGCAATTCTCAAACACCTTCGTGGGTTACACTTGACGATGCCGAAACTGCCAATTGGGAACTTATCCGAACGGAATAGGAGTGATAGATGACAATTAACTATACGACGTTGCTTGGTCTTGCTGAGCCGGTCACCGGAACTGAATCTGGCACGTGGGGCGATGATGTTAATAAAGGTATCACTGACTACCTTGATATTGCGGTTGCAGGTACACAGACCATTAGCGGCACGCAGACAGCGGTTACTTTATCCATTACAAACGGGTCAAGCGCAGCTAACAATATTGCTCAGGCGGGTACGGGCGCTACTGGATCTTCGCAATATCAAATTATCAACTGTACTGGCAGCCCCGCTAGTTTGCTGACTATTACCGCTCCAGCATCAAGTAAGACGTATGTAATTATCAATGCTACGTCGACTAGTCAGTCTGTAAAGATTGTGGGTGCAGGCCCAACAACTGGGGTGACTATTGCTTCGGGCGAAAAATCTCTCGTTGCTTGGAATGGCACAGATTTTGTTAAAGTTTCTGGTTCTAGCTCCGTGTCTTCGTTTAGCGCAGGCACTACAGGATTTACACCAAACACAGCAACCACGGGAGCAGTTACTCTTGCTGGAACGCTTGGAACTGCAAATGGTGGTACTAATTTAACTACATTTACCTCTGGTGGCGCGGTATATGCAAGTTCTACTAGTGTATTAACAACAGGAACATTACCTGTTGCAAGCGGTGGAACAGGGCAAACCTCTTATACAAATGGTCAATTGCTGATTGGAAATACAACTGGCAATACACTTACCAAAGCCACACTTACTGCTGGTACGAACATAACAATCACCAATGGCAACGGCTCTATCACGATTGCTTCTTCGACAGCAACTGCCGCCACTCCTACAGCTTTGGGTACGGTGTTTGGAAGCACTACTAATTCAAGCGTTTTACAAACATTTTTAGGTTATCAAGCAGGCAATGCAAATTTAGCATCAGCCAACACATTTATTGGTTATCAAGCTGGCTTAACCAATATTAGTGGTAATTCAAATACCGCAGTTGGATATTTGGCTTTAACTTTAAGTACTGGATCTAGTAATACCGCTGTTGGAGGTTCAGCATTAAGCACAAATTCTACTGGTGGTAATAACACGGCTATTGGACATCAAGCGCTATTGTCAAACGACACTGGCGGTTATAATACTGCTATTGGTAGCTTAGCATTAGGTATTAATTCTAGTAATTCATTTAGCACAGGTATTGGTTACACCGCATTATATAACGCAACAGCGGATAATAATACCTCTATTGGATATCAATCATTAAAAGATGTAACAACTGGTGCAAATAACACAGCATTAGGATACAACGCAGGATTTACAGGAACAAATAATTTAACAACAGGTTCAAACAATATTTTAATTGGTTATCAAGCGGCGGCATCATCTGCTTCTGTTTCAAATGAAGCCACATGGGGCAATTCATCTATAACAAACAATCGTTTTTGGGGTGCTTTTAAGCTTGGTGGCAGTTCTGCTGGAACAAGCGGTCAATTGCTACAAAGTACAGGTTCGGGTACATCTCCAACTTGGGTAAATGGACCAAGTGGCACTATTGTTGGTACAACAGATACTCAAACTCTTACCAATAAAAGAGTTACACCTAGAGTATCTACAACCACATCCAGTGCGACACCAACCATAAATACTGACAACACTGATGTTTTTGGTTTGACAGCACAAGCAGCAAACATTACTTCATTTACAACAAATCTCTCAGGAACTCCAACTGATGGACAAAGATTGCAAATTTATATTGTAGGTACAGCGGCAAGAACAATTGCTTGGGGAACTTCATTTGAAGCATCAACAGTAGCTTTGCCTACAACAACAGTAACAACCAATCGACTTGATGTTAGTTTTATTTGGAATGCTGCCACTTCAAAATGGCGTTGTTTACAATCTGTTTAAGGAACAATAATGATTGAATGGTCAATTATTTCAATGGAAAGCCAACCAAGCACAGGCATTGTTGTTACTGCTAATTGGTCTTGTGTTGCTCAAGAAAATACAGTTGTAGCTCCACCCATTTCTGGAGCTTGTGTTTTTCCACCGCCCAATGAAAATTACACACCTTATGCACAACTTACGCAAGATCAAGTTCTTGATTGGGTTTGGTCAGTTGGTGGTGTAAACAAAACAATTACAGAAAATGCCGCAAATGAAGCATTACAGGCAATACTTACACCAGCTACGATAATGCAACCCAATCCTTGGGCATAAAGATTTAAAAGGCTATGCTATGAAAAATATGTCTGGATTAAATTACATGCATCGTTATGACGATGGCGGGACTATTGATAGTAGCGCCTTAACCACTAACAATACAAACACTCAAACCAACCCAAATGTTGTGTCATGGAATGACTACTTAAGTGGATTAAGCAACCTTGCTCCTAATGCTGGCGGTAGAGATGTTGCTTCTAGTTCTGATTATATGCTGGGAAAGGGTGTTTCTAGTATTGATTTTTCTAAACTTGCACCGGGCGTTGCCGAGGAACTAGCTTTTGCACAAGTTCATCCTCAAAATTTAAATATGACTTGGAATACAGGGGCAGATACTGGTTTAGGTCAGTACAAAAGTTATTTAGACTACTTAACAAGAGATCCAGATCAAGTCAAACGAATAGCGAGTGTGTATGGCACAACCAGAGATCCATCCTATGCACAATATTCACCAGCAATGCAAGATATCATTGCCCGTGGAAATGTAAAGGGTGGCAACGAAATTGGTGAATTTATTAGAAATACAGCAAATACAGGCGGTGTGTCTACAAATGAAATTAGAAATTATTTATCTGATCCAAATACTGTAGCAAAAATGGCTGTTCAGCCTAATTGGTCAACTGTTACTGATCCCTATGCGCCTTTAGGTTCTTCGGCTAATCCAACAAGTGCTGGCATTGCTGCCCAAAATCAGCAAAAAGCTACAAATTTAGCCGATAAGTTGATGCAAGAAGGATACAGTCCCGACACTGTAAAACAATATGTGTTTAGTCAGTTGCCTAATGGAACAGCCGATCAGAAAAGTATTTCTTACGCACCTTCTACAGGTGATTATCTTGCCTCACACATTGATGCAATGGGTAAAGGGTATGCAAAATATGGAATGGGTACAAACACTGGACTACAACCAAGCAGGTTAAATCCTTTGTATAGATACACTGCTGATCCTAGTCTAGTTGGTGTAAACATTAATAATCCACAAAATGCCAATTTATCTCAATATGGTAATGCAAATTTGAAACAAGATTATTTTAATGATTATGAAGCTCAACTACCATCTCAAGTTACAGGTAATTCACAACCCGCCGCACTTTTAAAAAATACAAATGCGCAAGACTTAAATAATTACATGAAACAAAAGAATTATGGCATTAGTGAAGTATTTAAATTGTTGGGTGTACCTCCAACAATTCAAAATATACATAAATATCGTAATATGGGTTTTAAAATTTAATCACAGAATAAACATGAACTTGCAATTACCAATTGAAGTGCTGGAGCTGTAAATTGACCCAATCTCAATCCTCCTTGCGGCAAAAGCCTGTGTTACTGCAATCCAACAGGGAACCGCTTTGTACAAGCAGTGCAAAGAGTCCTTTATGGAAGTCAAGTCCACAGTCGATGAAGCTGTTGGTGTTGCAAAAGAAATCCGTGGATTCTGGTCAAAGCTCTTTGGAAAACCAGCGTCCAAGCCTTTGGCGAAAAAGAAGGAAGCCTATGTAGCAGTTGACGAAACCAAAGTCATGGCGGGAATTGTTGAGCAACTTACGCAATTCTTTAAACTTCAAGAACAACTCGCTGCGCACATAAGAGAAGAAGAAGAGAAAAGCAAAAACGTTTACGACCCCGACGCTAACCTAATGGAAGCTGCCCTAAAGCGGGTGATGGCTCAAGACCAGATGGCGCTGCTGGAGGTAGAGATAAGAGAGGCGATGGTGTACGGCGCTCCTAAAGAGATGGGGGCTTTGTATAGCAAAGTGTTTGATATGCGGGATGTCATTAAAGTAGAGCAGGACAAGGCAAGGAAGAAGCGGGATGATGACTCATGGCAACGCAAG